TTCTTAATATACATTTCAATATGGATTGCATTATTAAACTCTGATGTCGGATCTTCTAAAAATAGTTTATCGACATTTGGAGTCGTTCTTGGCATGTAGATCAAATCTACACCATGAATCTTGATCATTTCGATAGCAAGACTATCAAATAATTTTTGTTCCGAGGCGAAAGATGTTTGGTTAAAAAAGAATGATGTTGTTGGCATATAATATCCTTAGTTGTATTATAATAAAGTGTACAATCTAGCCAATCATTATATCCGGTGGGAATGAATAACTATTGATCATTTCTTTTTCTAGTGCTGCAATTTCGTCTGTCGCTTCCTTATAGATTTGAGCACCATTAAATTTTAATCCTCCAGGAAGAGCAACACCAGTATACTTGCTTAGGTTTGTACCCCACTGTTGTTTGATCATTGCTGTAGCATATCTTTGTAACCAACGATCACTCCAAGCAGAAGTATATGTGTCTGGATCTACTACCTGATAACATTCAATAATAAAATATTGACCAACACTTACAATATGCCAATCCATATCAATATAAAGAATATTGTTTACTCTATTATATCTGATAGCATTTTCCCCAACCAATAATTGTTCGAGAAACTGAATATGTTGCATTGCCATATAATATGGAACCATCGTTGTTGCTGTCAGATCGTATAGATCATTTAGCGCAATTTGGTAGCGAATATTGAACAGATTATTTGTCGATAATGCCTGACCAATAGGAAATACTCTAACAGCCCCAATTATATTTTGTGGTAATGTAATATATCTATTGGCTACATCTTGGCTTGTAATTGGTCCATATTTGTAATATTGTTTTTCTGACCCTTCAAAGTGATAATCCCAATAAAACTTTAAGGCATCATTGATACGATCATCAACTTGATCATCATCCACGTTGATTTCAATAACCGGCGCACCCAGGCGTCTTAAGCAATAATCTTTCAATTGATCTTTGCTAGAAACTCCTAAAGTTTGTTGAAATGTTGTTCCAGGTGCAGCCATTATTATCTCCTAAATTATTATTAGTATTTATAATCTTTCCCTTTATACAACATTTCCAATTGAACAAACTTGTCAAATAACTTGTCCCCAAGAACCTCTCTCGGATTTTTTGCTATTTTTTTAAGTTGTGGTCTAATGGTATGCATACCCTGTAATCCCCAAGCACTCAAATCATCATCATTAGTTTCAGATTTTATATTAGTAAAGTTATAGTTAAAAGGAATCAATCCTAAAAATTTTTCAATAGAGTGGACTTGTTCTTCAGGATTTTTTATTAATTGGTCGTAATCAATTAATAAAAGCCTATTGCCCGCATCTCTCTTAGCACAAACTAAACTTTCCATACAGTCCTTAACCATATTATTCCACATTTCAAGCATCATATTTTCATCAGTTGCGCGAATATGACGCTTTTGAAGAACCTGAGTCATATAACTATTTGGGTTGTTATGTAATAGAGTAAGCCACGACGCCATTATACTAGGCAAATCTCGGGTAGTAGCAATCATCTTAATTTCTTTTTCAAACAAGATTGTAGATGCTGGCATATTTTTACCCCACCCACGATTCTTATCAATAATAATTTGTTCTGGCCTATGTTCCCATGTAGCATGAATCATTGCTCTAGTAATATTTGTAAGCTGATCTTCATTCGGATTTGCTATAAATGAAGGCAAATTCCTCCAAGCATTTTGGTTCTCAATAAGAATATCTAGCATAGGAGACGTTGGCGTAACGTATACTTCGGGGCGTTGATTGAGAATTGCAGATAGAACTGTAGAACCCGATCTAGGCAATCCTGATAGAAAGTGAAAAGTCTTCATTATCCTAATGATCTCAATATCTGTTGTTTTTGGTCAATAGTTAAAGGTTGTGTTTGGTATATACCTTTAAGGGCACTAACGACTTGCTCTCTTCTATCATCTTTATTGGCGTGCTGTACAAATACTATAGCACATTCAATAAAATTTGGAAGATCTTGCTCTTTGAAATAATGATTAAGAAGAAACCAGAGAGTCCAGCAATTAGTAGGATTAGTTTCAAATTCATCCTTAAGCATTTGAGTATATAGTTCTGGCCTAGACTGCTTTTTGAAATCTTGATCATGAATTAAGTAAATCATATCATTATAAATTTCTACTTCATTGCGATCTTTATGTTTAAACCAGAGATGTTCATAGATAGGTTGAGCCCAAGTATAGTCGTGTCTTCTATGAATCTTATTAGTAGGAAGGCTGTGTGGTGGTCCTACTCTAACATTCTTAGTATATAGGTCAAGTCTATCACAGGCAATATTAGTTACATTTGTATTTTCTTTGATAGTATTTTGCATCTCATCTAGAACATTGATCGAAAAATACTCATCAAGATCAGGAGAAAGACACCAATCAACATTCTGAGGAATCATGTCTAGGTTATAGTTTCTAGCTACATTGAATTTCCAGGGTGTAAAGATCTTTTGCTCTAAAATAAGATTCGGATCAGTCTCGGCTGCTTTTTGAAAAGCTTCATATGTTCCATCAGTCGATCCTGTATCAAGAATGCAACGGTACGTAAAGTCTTTAGTATAATAAAGCCACTTCTCTACGAATTGAAGTTCATTCTTACAGATTGTATAAGCACAAGTAATCATCAGACCATTTTCATAAATGCGGTTTGAATAGGATTCTCTAGTGATATTAATTGAAGTTCGTGCCAATGACATTGAATGAAGAATTCAACTGCCATTCTGGGGCTCATCTGAGCAGGAAATGTATTTGATCCATCATCATACTTCCAAACCGTAGTGTCATCACAAAGTATAACACCACCCTTCTGCAAGAGTTTCCAAGCTAGAACAAGATCAGACATAACAGGCCCGGCTCTATGATCCCCATCAATATAAATCAATTCAGCCTTAGCTCCAATATTACGAAGATATATTAGACCATCTTCACTAGGAAGTTTAATGTGTTTGATCTTGTTATCAGGGCAGACATGCATGTTATGATTAAAATTATCCGCAACCATATTAAAGTCTTCACTCATATCATTACTGCCAACATGAGGATCAATGGCATAAATCTTAAGATTAGGATTAACCTTACAAAGTTCATCATTCATCCAAAAAGTAGTACCACCTTCAAATACACCTACTTCAATGATAGTATTAGGAATACCAAAAGCATTAATTAACTGAGCGATGTTTCTCTTTGCTCCGCCTAATTCATTACCGTAGTTAAAATCCATAGTAAATTTATACATCAATATTCCAATCTATCATTTCGCTTGGTTGTTCTACCCTCAACAGGCCTAGCTTTGATTGTAGTATCATTTGTTGCATTTGTATTATCATCATAAGCATAAAGACCCTGATGAGTAATATTGAATAAGTCTGCTCTAAGCATAATATCTAGTGGGGCAGATATCCCTTCTTTTATAACATATGAAAGAAGATTCTTTGCCATTGTTGGATCAATAGAATATGCATGCGCTCTGCAAATGAAATGGTAATTTGGCCCCTCAGATGCATGGGGTGGAATTGGATAAATCTGCCAATTCTGCTTCGCCCATTCTTGTCCACCAAGATATATGATTGAATTGAACGAATCGTGTGATTCAAACTTCTTGATCATAATAGAATCGTGCTCAAGAATAACTATTGGTTGATCAATTCTAGCGCAATGAGCCCAAAGACTAATATGACTCAATGCGCAAGCCACTTCACCACGAGTAAGATAATGATCTGTAACCTTGACTATATTACTTATAGTCTCGTTTTTGCTATGTTCTGGAACTACAATATTATTACCAGTCCCGTCAAAAGCATCCCAAACTTTATAAGACATCGAGACTTTGCCACAAGACTCTTGACAGCGCCTCGATATCTTTTCTGATTGTTGGTGGCCTTTTACTGTTATAATATATGCAGATTCTACTTGTGTATTATAACTATAAAATAGACTGTTCATTAAGTACTCTCTTCAATTCTTCATCATCAATTCGTCCTGGCTTATGTGTTTGTACCAATAGACGCATAGATAAAGCAACATTATTAAAATGATTCAAAGCATAATTTAATTCTTCTTGTGTAATTTTTCCTGCCTTTAAACGATCTTGCCAAGGTGGAGTATACTCAAATTGAACATCACAAATTTCAATATCCATATCATGCTCAAAGGCAAGTAAAGAATCTGATTGACCTTGTCGCGCTCTTTCAATAAGCATTCTCTTATTGAATAGATTAAACATCCCTAGAGTAATTAGACGCTTGTGTGTCAGATCATCTAGCGCAGTATCACATCTCCAATGTGGTACTTGTACTTCCCAAATTGCACCGTTTTCAGATACTCTATATATTTCTTTTAGTATATCAATAAATTCTTCATTTGTATCACCAAGATGTTCAAGAATATCTTTAGCTACAATATGGTCGAATTCATTATCTTTCCAAGGCCAAGGAGTAATGTTTAAATCAACTTTTTGATCAGGTGAAACTAGATCAGACTTATCAACATTCACAAAACCATTTAGCTTTTGAAGCCCGCAACCAAGATTTAGTTTCTTATAAGAACGATCTTCATTGGGCATATCAATATGCTTTAGGTTAAACTTTTCTTCTAGATCAGCATACAGTTGTTGGAAACAGCCATTCCAAGTCTTAGAATCATCTTGTCTGAATACTCTTACACATTTATAATAAGGCGAAGTATTTGAATCCGGGGCTCCTGGAGTCCAAGTATGATATGGAAGGATTGGAGTAATGACCCAAGTTTCCTTACCCATAGCAGCCGCAATATGCGCAATAGAAGTACAGGATGAGATTACAATATCTAGATTAGCAATTGCCGCCAAAGTATCTTCCCAAGAAAGTAGGAAGTGCTGCAGATCAGCTACACCTTCAGGCAGTTCTAGTAGATTATGATCTCTTTGTAGACTATAGATTTGTAGTTCATCATACTTGACAAGATTAGTAATGAAGTTCTCTGGGAACTTACGGAATTGTTGATGCTCAAACTTAGGATTACCAGCCCAGCGAATACCTACCTTAATCTTATCTGAATTAATCATAGTCTTCCACACTTCTACTGATTCGTGTCTTGGAGATAGATAGGGATCATTTGGGAAGTTATCGAAAGTATGTCCAGCGACCCATCCTGCAGAGAATCCTGGGACCCAGAAATCATGCGGAACTGTATGGGCTTGATTACGAAGGATTACGCCATCAACCCCCTCAATACGCTCAAATACAGATACAAGTTCTGGAGCCGCAGCAATGTATACTGCCTTGGCACCCATCTTCTTGAATGATGTAGCAAATCGAGCATGAATAATCTCATCGCCATATCCACCTTCTAGTGATACGATAATAGACTTATCAGTGATGTCGTGCTGCTCTGGATTAAAGATAGGAGCTTGTGTATAGAGTGGTGGAGAACCGTATACATTTAGAAAACGGCCATGTTCAAGCAACTGACATCCCGCTTGATAATCTCCATCATTAATAATGAACCAGCCTCTATTGAAGCAATGTCTAAACCAAATATCTTCAGTACTATTTCCCCGAACATCTTTTAATTGTTCTGGTCCACCCATTTCAATTTTATCTGAAATATCTCTCGCTTCTTTGTGCTTGCCTTCTAGCTGTAGTTTAAGCATCAAATCAATATCGTGCATAGTAATTCCTTTATCATGTTTAGTGTATAATATATCAAATTAAAAATAATGTCAACTATTATGTTGTACTAATAACTCCAGTATGAATTTCAGAAGCGGACACAACAAGTGGAGAACTAGAAGTTATTTGTGTTGGGGATGTGACATAATGTATGTCAGAACCTAATACTTGGTTATTGATATTGTAACCCCAACCATATAATGCATTATTATTTATACCGACAGAATAGTTAGATCCAGCGGCTATATTTGTCCATGAAGAGCTTGAGCCAATTTGTGTAGGACTTAATATTGTATTAAGGAGATTAAACTGAATATTATCTGCAGCTACTTGTACAGGTGATGACCTATAAAGATTATTTGTATTATCACCCAATTGACCGAAACCGTTATATCCCCAAGCAAATAATACAGTGTCTGATCTAATAGCTACAGTATGAGTAGTACCAACAGATACCTGAGTCCAAGATAAAGTACCCACTTGTACCGGTGATGATCTATTAGTAACTGTACCAGAACCTAATTGACCATAAGCATTATACCCCCAAGCAAATAAACCACCATCAGATCTAATAGCTGCTGTATGATAACGTCCTGTTGCTATAAGATTCCAAGATGATGTACCTACTTGTACAGGTGATGATCTATGAGTAGTTGCGTTGGAGCCTAATTGACCATTAGAATTGGCTCCCCATGAAAATAAACCCCCATCAGATCTAATAGCAACAGTATGTGACCAACCAGAAGATACCTGAGTCCATGATGAAGTACCTACTTGTACTGGAGATGATCTATTAGTAACTGTACCAGAACCTAATTGGCCGTTAGTGTTTTGACCCCAAGTAAATAAACCACCATCAGTTCTAATAGCAGACGAATAATAACCTCCACCTGCCACTAGAGTCCAAGATGATGTACCTACTTGCACAGGAGATGATCTATTAGTAACTGTACCAGAACCTAATTGACCTTGACCATTATAACCCCATGTGAATAAACCACCATCAGATCTAATAGCTAATAAGTGAGAGAGCCCCGCAGATACCTGAGTCCATGATGAAGTACCTACTTGTACTGGAGATGATCTATTTACGCTTGCGCCAGAAGTACCAGAACCTAATTGACCGTAAGTGTTTTGTCCCCAGGTAAATAAACCCCCGTCAGTTCTAATAGCAGCCGAATAATACCTACCTGCACTTACTAAAGACCAAGATGAAATACCTATTAATACTGGTGATGATTTATTTGTAGAAAAACTAGTATTGTCACCTATTTGACCGTAAGTGTTTTGTCCCCAAGCAAATAGCATATTATCTGAACGAATTGCTAATGTATGATAACCACCAGAGGAAATTAGTTTCCAACTATAAGATGGAATCACATTAGAAGCATAATTTCCCCAACCCCATAATGTATTATCAGCACGAATTGCAAGACTATGACTGTAACCTGCTGCAATCGAAGTCCAAGATGAAGTACCGACTTTTGCTGGTACAGCAATACTTGTTGATACTTGCACAGGTGATGATCTAGAAATAGTATCATTCAAACCTAATTGACCGAAACCGTTATATCCCCAAGCAAATAATACAGTGTCTGATCTAATAGCTGCTATATGATAATATCCAGCCGATACTAGAGTCCATGATGAAGTACCTACTTGTACTGGTGACGATCTAGAAATATTATCATTTAAACCTAATTGACCATTAGTATTATTCCCCCATGTCCATAAGGTATTATCTAATCTAATAGCTGCTGTATGATAATATCCAGCCGATACTTGAGTCCAAGATGAAGTACCTACTTGTACAGGAGATGATCTATGAACCAAATCATTCAAACCTAATTGACCATAAAGATTATAACCCCATGTAAACAAGCCACCATCAATTCTAATGGCAGCCGCATGATTTGAGCCTGCACTTACTAAAGTCCATGATGAAGTACCTACTTGTACCGGAGATGATCTAGAAATAGTATCATTCAAACCTAATTGACCAACAGTATTATAACCCCATGTCCATAATGTATTATCAGCACGAATTGCAAGACTATGACTGTAACCTGCTGCAATCGAAGTCCAAGATGAAGTACCGACTTGTACCGGAGATGATCTAGAAATAGTATCATTCAAACCCAATTGACCAAAACTATTATAACCCCATGTAAACAAACCACCATCAGTTCTTATAGCTGTTGTATGATTAAGCCCAGCAGATACTTGAGTCCAAGATGAAGTACCTACTTGTACTGGTGATGATCTATGAACAACGTCATTTAAACCTAATTGACCACTACCATTACTTCCCCAAGCGAATAGACCACCATCAGTTCTTATAGCTGCTGTATGAGTAGTACCAGCAGATACTTGAGTCCATGATGATGTACCTACCTGTACTGGAGATGATCTATGAACAGTATCATTTAGACCTAATTGACCATTATTATTATCGCCCCATGTGAATAAACCGCCATCTGATCTAATAGCTGTAATATGATAACGACCAGAAGATATCAATTTCCATGAGTATGCCGCTGCGGATAAAGATGAACTACCTCCCCATGTGTATAGTTTGTTATTAGTATCGATACCTAAGGAATGAGATTGACCAGCAGATACCTGTGACCATGATGAAGACCCAATTTGTATTGGAGATGATCTATGAGCAACAGTACCATCACCTAATTGTGTAATACTATTGCTACCCCATGCAAATAAAGCTTTATCAGAGCGAATTGCTAGTACATGGCTAGATCCGGCAGATACTTGAGTCCAAGATGAAGATCCAATTTGTACTGGTGATACTGTATAAGGGTTGCTACCTACTTGTACAGGAGATGATCTATGAACCAAATCATTCAAACCTAATTGACCACTACCATTACTTCCCCAAGCGAATAGACCACCATCAGTTCTTATAGCTGTTGTATGAGATTGACCAGCAGATACCTGAGTCCATGATGAAGTACCTACTTGTACCGGAGATGATTTATTTGTAGCAAAACTAGTATTGTCACCTATTTGACCATTATTGTTATAACCCCATGTCCATAAGGTATTATCTAATCTAATAGCTGCGGTATGATATTGTCCAGCAGATACTAATGTCCACGATGAAGTGCCTACTTGTACTGGAGATGATCTATAATTAGTATCATTTAAACCTAATTGACCATTATTGTTATAACCCCATGTCCATAAGGTATTATCTAATCTAATAGCTGCGGTATGATAATATCCAGCCGATACTAGAGTCCATGATGAAGTACCTACTTGCACAGGAGATGATCTATTAACTCTATCATTTAAACCTAATGGACCAACAGTATTATAACCCCATGTAAACAAACCACCATTAGTTCTTATAGCTGTTGTATGATTAACCCCAGAAGATATAGAAGTCCAAGATGAAGTACCTACTTGTACTGGAGATGATCTATAATTAGTATCATTTAAACCTAATTGACCAAAACTATTATAACCCCATGTAAACAAGCCACCATCAGTTCTTATAGCTACTGTATGGCTACCACCAGAAGATATAGAAGTCCAAGATGAAGAACCTACTTGTACAGGAGATGATCTATGAACAGTATCATTTAGACCTAAATTGCCATAAAGATTATTTCCCCATGTAAACAAGCCACCATCAGTTCTTATAGCTGTTGTATGATTAAGCCCAGCAGATACTTGAGTCCAAGATGAAGTACCTACTTGTACTGGAGATGATCTATAATTAGTATCATTTAAACCTAATTGACCTAACCCGTTATAACCCCATCCCCAAAGAGTTCCATCCGATTTAATAGCTACTGTATGGCTACCACCAGAAGACATTTTTGTCCAACTAGATGTTTGGTAATTACTAATTAAACTATTATTACCTAGTTGGCCATAAGTCATATCCCCCCAACCAAATAACAACCCATCGCTTCTAATAGCAAAGGTATTAATACTTTTGGCAGATACTGATGTCCAAGATGAAGTACCTACTTGTACTGGAGATGATCTATGAACAGTATCCAATAGTCCTAATTGACCACTGCTATTAAATCCCCAAGCAAACAAAAGACCATCTGATCTAATAGCTGCTGTATGAGATGAGCCTACTGAAACTGATTGCCAAGAAAGAGTGCCAATCTTAGTCAAAGAAGATTTATTGACTATTGTATTATCACCAATTTCACCGTAAGTGTTATCACCAACAGTATAAAGATATCTACTTGTAATAGGACCAGATGCGATTTGTCTAGCTAGAAGCCATTTTTCTAAAAGCATTTTTTACTCACTAAATACTGGCCATACAATATTAAAGGGATCAGATTGTTTTTCAGGAATATCTGCTAGTGCTTGGGTGTACACATCAAGCTTAGTAATATCATCACTTGGAGTAATATTGAGTCTAACTTCTCTATTATAACGAATATATCTCCAATCAAAACTTGCTATCAACTGATCACGTTGAGTTTTAATCAAATTCCATTGTCTTAAAGTTAATTCTTCTTGTGACACTGGCTCTATTATTGGCTCTGCAGAAAGATCAATGACTTCTTCTGTTTCATATACTATGTTATTTTCAAACCATTGTCTAGCATTATCTAGCTTTTGTGTAGCTGGGTCATAAGAAGGAATAACCTTCTCAATTTTATACCAACCCAAAGACTTAAGATAATCAAGATCGTTTTCTAAGGCAAAGAAGTTGCTATAATTCTTCCAATTATCAGGAAGAAGATCATAAACTCCCTGAATCTCATTATTTTCTACATATGCGAAACTAGCCATTATAGATTTTGTCCTGAAATAAATGCAAACCAGTTTGTACCGCTATCATATGTAAATGCAACAATAACATCGGTCTTATTTAGTGTTGATGTAAGTGTTGGGGCTGTAGCAGATGGCCACCTAAATGCAGCAGGCCATGCAACTGTTCTTGCAGTTCCATCAGCAGTCAAGTTAAGAACGAATGAAGTAGTATTACCTGATGCTTGAAGATTGTTAAGAGTCAATGTAGTAATATTTGAGTTCAAATTAACAGAAAATACAGATGCGGCACTTAAATCTAGAGTTAAAATATTAGATGAAATTGTCGGAGATGCTTGTGTTTGAGTAGATGAGTTAGCAGAAATTAACTTTGTGGTAATAGTACTACTAAATGATACGTTAGATGTAAATGAATGTGTATTAGTCCATGTATATTGTGCGGCTGTGTTAACCGCAGGGGTTGACCAATACAATCCAGTTCCATTTGAAGACAATACTTGTCCATTAGTACCAGCAGAACCATTTGCTACAAATGATACAGTATTTGCAACAGTTATTGATGTGGCATTAATAGTAAATTTACGATCAGTGCTTGTAGTACCATTAGCATGAAAAACTACTTCCTTAGCTGATGCTGTACCCATTACTAGATTTGAGTTGGATGAATATAGATAAGCATCACCAATACCGGTAATATTAAATCCAGCTTGGTTATATGTTGAACTGTTAATACCCAGATCGACATAATTTACAGAATCATTTCCGGTATCAGAGGTAATTACTAAGTCACCTGAAGCATTTGTTCCAGAATTAGCATTTTGAATTACACTTTGAAGATACGTATTTGTTGTACCATCAATTTGAATCAATGAATTTGACCCAAAATCAAATCCTGAAATTGGTCCGACTTGAAGTTTTACTGTAATTTGGGCATTTGAAAAACTTTGATTTCCAGCAAATACGTTATTATTTGACCAAATTACTACGTTGGCTGGAAGTTGTGCATATGGCAATGTTCCAGTTGTAATATTAGATGCGTTTGCAGAACGTGTAACGGCATTTGTATAAGCAGTAGACGCATTGCCGGTAATCTGGTTTTGTAATGTCGCTAAGGAAATACCACCTAATGCTCCAGAGTTAGAAGAATATAAAGAATTGGCAGCAACCCAAGCACCATTAGTTACCCCATTGGCGGAATAATTAATTGCATTTGTATAAGTGGTAGAAGCACTTGTATCAGTATATGAAGTAGCATTTGAATAAGCGGTAGCAGAATTTCCTGTAATTTGACCTTGAAGTGTTGTTAAACTTAATCCGCCAAAATTTGTAGAATTATTAGATGTACCAGAAAATGCTGTTGAGTTAATACTTACATTAACTGATGAATTTCCTAATGTAATAATTGTTCCATTAGCAATTATACCAGATGAAGTAGTATTAATAGTCGAAATTAAAAGTTCTGATGTAGAATTGCCAGTTATTGATACATTTGACGCAAATGCAACATTTCCAGAAATATTAGCTGTGCCAGTAACGCTCAAAGTTGCTGTTGGAATTGAAGTTGAACCAATTGAAACGTTTCCACCGAGAGGATTCAAATTGATTGGGTAATAAACTGGAGAAGCACCATTAAATCCTGATTGCATCCAATATGAATTACCAAGAGTGCTGTTAGATTGGCCAATAGCCAAATAATTACCACCACCGCCACCAATTAATAGAGAAGCGTTGCCTGTAAAGCCTGCTGATGGAGCAATTTGTGAATTTGATAAAAACTGTACTTGAACATTAGTTGATGTAGTACCAGCAATTAAATTACCAGATACGTTAGCTGTTCCACCAACAGTAAGCATAGCAGAAGACCATGTAACATTTCCAATAGCAACATTGCTTCTAAACCAAGAACCAGCATAACCCGTTTCAAAGAAAGATACATTACCGACTTGACCAATAGAAAATCCTTCTAATGAAGAACCAGCTACCGCAATATCAATGCTATTATTTGTATAATATGCTTTAGTAAATGCACTAGAATTTCTAGACATTCTCCAATTAGCATCAGATACACCATTAAAATATATTGCGGTAGTATTGGTAGTTAATCCAAGTCCTGTTCCACTAAACGATACGTTAGCTGTAAATGAATGGGTATTAGTCC